ACAGCAGTAGGATTAAAGTTTGTGCCATCAGCTATAAGTAACATACCAGAAGTATTTGTACCCATAGTCAAGTCATCACCTGATATAGTTAAGTCACCAGCAATAGTAACATCAGCACCCGACATTGAAATTGCAGTAGTTGTTCCTGACTTAAGTACAAGATTACCAGAACTGTTAGTTAAAGCACCATACTGAGTACCGTCATCTTTTAGTAGTACATCTGCACCATTTGCGTCAAGTACTACATCACCTACTGTGTCAAGAATTAAATCACCTGTATCATTGACTATATAAGAATTAGTACCACCATGATATATGTTTAGATCTTCACCTGCACCTAATGTAATTCTACCAGTAGCACTGTCACCTGTTAGATCATCTGCATCAGCATCTACATCTATCTTTAACAAACCACCTGACGTTATGTTAGATGCACCATTATCAATGTTACCAAAGCCTGAAGTTATACTACCAGAATCTAATGCACCTACAGTTGTTAAACTTGCACCTGTGTCGATATTAGATTCAACCCACGTTTCTAAATCAGCAAACGTAAGCTGTTTCATTGTACCACCATCATTTATAATAAACTGATCTGAGGTTGCTATAGTTACACCAGTAGAAGCAGAGGTACTACCATCTACAATATTAAGTTCAGCAGCAGTAGAAGCAATAGCTGTGCCATTAAAGTTAATAGCATCTATGTATGCAACACCATCAATGTATAAATCTTTAAACTCTGCACCACTAGAACCTAAATCAAATGCATCATCAGTAGATGGTACAATACTAGTTGCGGCTATAGTAAGTTGTTGTGCTGGTCCTAGTTTAGTTATTGCACCACCTTCTGCTGCTGTACCATCATGCGTATGTCCTGATGTACTAAAGGCAGTTACGATAGCATCAAACTCTCCATCAAAGTCAGAGGCATTAATAATATTACCATCAGCAATATTGTTAGCAGTATCGTTACGTGTATATCCTGTTCCCATTTTTAATTACCTTCTTGCATGTGTTGCATATTCCAGTGTCAATGCGTCAAGCGCATATGGAACATCTGTATTATTATCTGCTTCAAACTGTGCAGATACAGTTTTACCTGATCCTGTAGTCTGTGCAGAAAATACTTTCTGTAACTTAGCACCGTATGTAGCAGTTCCATATGCAGCAATACCATAGAATTGAGAAGCATTACTAGATGCATTTGTAAATGTTACTGCTGGCATAACTACAGCACCACTCTCATCAAAGTCAAATTTTAAGTTTAGATCAAAGTTTACTCTTCCTTCTGGATCTAGATAGAACTGAGCTTTGTATATTGTCTTTCGTATACGTGGATCATTGATAGGATAGAAAGGTGTAGCAAATGTAGTTGCTATATTATTACCATCAAAACTAGATGTGTCATTTTCCATTCTGTGTAGATAACCTTCTTTACCTGAAAACAGAACAAACTCAGTTGTTCCTGAATACACACTTGCACATGCTGTTGCTTGTATACCTCTGGTTTCTGCAAAGTCAATAACAGATGCTTCACCGGGAGATGCAAATTGTGTAAACAGTATACCTTGTGCATTAGGTCTTGTAAAGCTATTATTCCAACCTAATAGTCTATATTGTGATTTATTTCTTATAACTAGGCTAAAAAAGTCCGTATGTAATTTTACAAAGTCATTAAACGTACCTTGTATCTTTTTAGTAATAGGTGCTAATCCAAAGTCACCAATACGTTCAGTAGCACTCAGAAGTCTTAAACCATCAGGAGCCATGAATACAACGTCACCACCTATCTCCTGTACACTATCTGTCTGTATACATCCTATGTCACGTGTAATAGGTTGTAAGTTAAATGTTGCTAATGCGTCACCATTTAATCTAAAGATAGATGAATCTGTAAATACTATAAGCTGATCTCTAAAACTTTTTATTGCTACTATACTATTATCTAAACCTATATTACCAGCACCATTACCACTTTGGAAATCTGTAGTGGTTAGTGGTGCACCAAAACTTAACACCCTACCTTTAGCATAAAAGATATGATTCTTATGTGTAGCAACTACTTTAGCTCCAATAACATCAGAAGGTGCACTATCTAGTACAGTAAATGTAGTGCCATTATATAGTGCAGGTGCATTCACACCGTCAACCAACACAAGTGTTTTTGTACCTGTAAAGTCAATGATGTCAAATCGTGTATTAATTGCACCTTCTCTATCACTAGAGATAAATGTTATAACTGCATTATTAGCAGGGCTACTAGCTAATTCAGGGTCAATAACAATATTTACTTCTTTAGTACCTGCATCAGAATAAGAAGATACAGTAGTAATAACTGTGTATGTTTTATCTATACCTGCAATAGTAAATACATCACCTGCTTGTGGAAATGTATCAAACGCATCTGCTACTAATGTTGTACCTGTTTGACTAGCACCATCAACTAATGGCGTACCATAGTTAGGTTTATTTATTTTAGTGTAGCCACTACCTGATGTTTCTAATATATCTGCATTAAGTGCTACAACAGCTTTATCATTAAAGTATGTAATACCATTAGCATAGTTTTCTGTTGTTACAGTAGCAAATGTTACAAGTGCACCATTAGCAGGGCTAGAGTTTAATGAGGTAGTTAAAGTAAGTGTTGCTCTATTATTAGTAGAACTAAACGAAACACCACCACCTGCTATTGTATATGTACCAGAGACACCTGCTACAGTTAGTGTATCACCAACAGCAGGAGTAGTATGTATTGCTCCTATGATTAATGTAGTACCAGACTGACTAGCTCCATGCACAACTGGATTACCATACGGAGCCATAATAGCACTGTCAAACTTAGCATATCCTTGTATACGTTTATAACCCCCATCAATAGAGGGTTCATAGTTACGTAGTATTCTAGCAGAGCCGGGTGCATTAATAGCTTGTTGCAATGGGCTAAGATTAGTTACTAATCCACCCTTGAACTCTATTCTAAATGTCTCCCATGCGTCAGGCATTATAGACCATCCAAGCTCGACCCTGCTGTAGACCTAGCTGAACCTAGTCTACGTCCTCCTGTTGCAGCAGGGATCATATAAGATCTCATGTAGTGGTATCTATTAATCAACATAGAACGCATTGCCTTAATGCCCTCATCTGACCTCTCCTTGAGCACTACAGCGTCTTGAGTGTTGCCCCTGAACATTAATGCATGAAACATTGCAGCGTCCACTACAACGTGCTTAAAACGATCAGGGATCACCATTGTGTCACCATGTGCGTCTAGGTCTGCTTGAAATACATAATAGTCATAGACTAGTGTATATGCCTGATCTGGAGGCTCTACCAATCCATACTTTAAATCAGGCCCATGAAATACATAACGTGGTAATGCGCGTTGTTGACTAGCTGCATATTCCTGATCTACGTATTTCTCTAAGTATTCATCATAAGATATTATAGATAATTTTCTAGTGTCATTTCCTAGCGTAGCGTTCTCTTTTATTCTGAATGATTCAAAGTCAAGAAGTTTAGCGTCAGTAGGAAATGCATATCTGGTTGTACCAGCAGTAAGGACTTGTTCTTTTTGTGAATGGTTAAAAGGCCACTCGTATTCACTCTCATTAATATATCGTATAGCAGAATTAACTGCATCTTTTATATGAGCATAAAAACCAGTAGAGGCTGCGAAGTTTGTACTAGTTAGTTCAACTTCATTGAGCCTCTTATTAACATCATTAACTAATGTAAGAAATGTAGTAGCCATTGAATATTCCCTATGTATGAAAGGGGTAGAGCGTTAACCCTACCCCAAACATTACGTATTACGCAAGCGTATCACGATCTACTTCATCAGCACCTACTGTGCCTAGCGCATCCATGTCCATTAAAAGAGCATAAACACGAACTACACCAGCAGTAGTTGTACCTGTCATGGCTTGAATTAAGATGTCAAGCGTATCGTCAGCAGCAGCAGCGGATATTGGTCCGTTACCAGCACTAACAGAATAGACACCAACTGCTTTTGCGTCAGGAATAAATCCATCAACAAATGCATCTGGGTCTACGCCAGTTACACCTAAGTCAAGAGCTACGTCAGTAGACGTACCAGCATGAATTGTAGTAACTTCCATACCTGCATCAAGCACTGCATGATTAGCAGGAATAGTCATTACCTGTATGATGTCAGCAGCGGCTAATGCAGTACCTTTAGAGGTAGCAGCCGCACCGAAATCGATTGATGTTTCATGCATGAAAGGTTGTCTTCCACGCATACTCGCGCCACGAGGTGTTGATAATTGAGCAGTAACTGTAGCCATTGTTCAATCCCTCCCTTAAACCAAACAGTAACGTGCAACACTTAGAGCTTCTGGTCTAAGTATCTTACGTCCATACAAATGCATTCCCCGAACTATATCGGCAAAGCTATCTGGATCACGATATGTCTCTGTCTTATTAATCTGCTCGGCAGTTGCTACAGCAGAAGAATGTCCAGATACAATCATACCAAAGTTGGAAGCATTAGTACCACCAGTAGTAGATGGGCCTGTTCCAATTGAAGGTAGGTTGTTAGACATATATACTTTAAAACCATGAAGGTTATTAAGTATAAGACCATTTTGGATTCCGCTTCCACCAAAGTCACCATTGAGAAGACGAGAGTCTTCATCTTTGAGAACCTCAACGAAAACTGGATCAACAACAAGCCAACGATTGTTGGTGTCAACATTTTGTTGATCAAGCAAACGAGCCATACGAGCTACGATTTGTAATGGGTTAGCATTACCTGAACCGGGTGTAGCAGAAGTTGCCCCACCAGCACGTGCCTGAATACCAATTGCACTAGAACCAGAACCACCAAACTCAGCAGCATCTATTTTCATAGTGTCTAAGAGTTCGTCAGTACCTGCTGTAGATACAGCAACCGCACCATTAACAGTTGTGTTAACAGCACTAGCATTGCTATGCAAAGCAGTCTGTTTGAAACCAGTTAAGTAACCAAGAGCGTCTTGGTCAAACTGGTCAGCTAGTCTGTAAGCCGCACGATCAGTAGCAAGCTGTTGGAAGTTAATGTGAGAGTGTGCCTCTTCAATGTCATCGACTTTAAATGCAAAGTAGTTTGCTTTGTCGATGGTGAGAGAGAACTCTTCATCATCCAAGTCTTGCGGAGTAATCGTAGTACCACGAGCATATGCTTTGACCGTGATTTCTGGCTCCTTAATTATTTTAACGCTATCGCCCATGTTTGCGATCTCGCCAAAGTAGTCACTATTTGTAATAGCTTCAACTATTGAAGCCTTACGAAAAGCTACTTGTACCTGCTTAGAGTAGATAATTGGTGAAAAATTACCATTAGGCAGGTTGCCGTAGCCTGATACAGATGAAAATGCCATTTTATTTTCTCCTTATACGACATCCTATGCGTACATAAAGTACGCGATTTTTTATCTACCTTAAGGGCCGTGAACTAAGAGGTTGTATATGTAAGGCCAACTACACATAGGCTCTTCATCATCGGGTTGTCTTAGAAGTATAGTGTAATATAGTTAGGTAGTCTTATTCAAGGGCTAACTATATCTTGCGACTATGTATAGTTATATACACAATCTACTGTTTGTCAACACTTATTATCGTGCCGATCCAGATATATCATAAATAAACTTCTGCTGTCTGATTGCTTCCATAATGTCATCCGATTGATTTTCGTATTCCTTTGCGGTCATACGTTGTACATCAGACTCTTTCAAGAAACCACCTGACTCATTAGCCATCGGTTTACTACGTTTTCCTTTAGTAGATACAGACTTAGCTGCATCTTTATTACTATTAGCTTTCTTAGTTGTAATGTTCTTATCTGCTTTGTATAAGTCTATTGCTCTACCAGCAGATCGTGCGTCACTATCGTTTTCGTACAAAGCATTTTGTATCCATTGTGGCTGATCTTCTGCCCATGTATGGAAGTCTTCATCATTACGTATGTCATCAAAGTCTGGATGCATCTGTAACAACTCTGTCTCTGCACGTTGTTTGCTTACGTCCTGTTGCATATCGTCTAATGCTTTAACACGTTGCTCTAGACTAGCTGATTGCTCTGCTGCTTTCTTCATAGCTATTGTTTCTACTATAGCAGCAACATCAGGATACTCTTTAGCCCATGTGTCTATGTCCTCGTCAGACTTAGGAAGCTTAATCTGTTTCTTAGTTGACTGTTCTAACTGGCTCTTCAATGCAGATATCTCAACCTTTAGTTCTTCTGTCTGTTTCTGTTGATGCCTACGTAGATCTGAATATCTTTTCTTAAATGTTTTTTCTTCAGCAGTAGTGGGTTCACTTTCTACTTCTTCTGTTGAGGCATTCTGTTTTTGTTCATCTAGTAGCTGTTCTAGTTCTTCTTCATCCTTCTTAAGTTTCTCATCCTTACTATATGGTCTAGCTACAAATGCTACTTTACTTGGTTGTACTTCTACTTCTGTTACGTCTGACATATTATATTTCCTTTCGTTGGGGCTATGGTAGCCTTGTTAGGGGCATAGGTAGCCAACACATGTGGTTTATTTTCTTGAAGCTAAACCACCACGCTTCATCTTCTTTTGTTTTTTTCTTTTAGGTATAAAGCCACCTTTACTTCCTTCTACGCCTCCAAAGTCACCCTCTTCAGCAGCAGCAGTTTCAGAGTCAGGTGCATCTGGGTCTGGTGCGTCAGGTCCACTAAATTGATCAACACCGGGTTCTGACAAACCACCACGTTGATCCATTGAAGAAGTTTCATCAGTTTGTGTGCCTGTTTCTGCTGGATCTTGCGTTTGCATTTGTCCAACAGACTGCGCCCCCGGTCCAACAGGATCTGGATCAGGTGCCTCAGCAGGCGGTGATTTATCAAAGTCTGCTTTTGCTTTATTTTTTCTATCTTGTAGTTCCCTGTCTCTTACTGTTGCTTGATAATTTATTTCATTATTCACTGTTGAATAACCTAGTGTTGTATTTGGTCCTATTGTAGTATAACCGTCTGGCGTTGCAGTAGAACCTTGTGGTCTATCACCTCTACCCACAGCATCTGCATGACTAGCAACCTGAGCAGGGGTTGCACCAAAAGACATAGATAAGGCAGCAGTTTGAGTAGCTGTACTATATCCTGCAACTGAATCTTTAGCATTGCCTAATGCAGTAGAATTAGCGTCCCTTTGCATTTGAGCAAATGTTTCAGGTCTGTCTGTACGTAGGGTTGAATATGCTCTAGCTTTATTAAGATTCTTAGTGCCTAGAGCTACATTTATTGCTCCTTTTGGACGATCAGTTCGATTATAATCTACTACCTCAGGGGCAACACCTGTTATATCATACATCGAACCCGGCGTAGGACCAAAAGTAGGAGCCTGTGCTACCATACCAAACCTATCTGCTACAGCAGATGCAACACCACCCACCACACTAGCACCCGTTGATATAGGAGACATTGGATTAACTGAAAGATACTCGGCTGTATTTCCCATAAACTGCCCAATACTAGCCTTCATAGGATTTTCTTTAGCCCAGTCACCATAATTAGCCAGTTCAGTAGGTGTCATTTCATCAAAAGATTTTTCTGTACCTGCATTACCTCGTTGCTCACCGCCAGCAGATTCCTGTGGTGTCATAGTACCATCTGAATTGATGCCTGTATTAATAGGATCACCCGGTGTAGTCTCATCATATTGATCGTCTGCTAGTACAGATGTTGTTCCTACTCTTGTACCAGATGTAGGATTAGCTTGAGCTAGAGTTGGTTTAGGTACAAAGCCTTTTGGTAGCGGTGGAAAGAACTTACCTGCAATTTTAGTAACCATTAGTTCCTGTCCTGTAGCTGGATTATGATACCGTGTAGGTGGTTGATACCCATCACCTATGTCACCTATTAACTGTCCACCTCTACTATAACTAGGTACACCACCTTTACTCATTTCATTCTCAGGTCCACCACTAACAATAATTAAATCTTCCATACCAAATGGTACATCATCATCTATTGTAGCTTCATCAGAGTTACCCATCTGACCCATATCTTCCATACGAGACAAGCCCTTCTTAGCTTTGTCACGTATCATCATTAGTTTTTCTAAACCAATAAAGCGTACAACGTCAGCAGGAAATACAAACTCACCCGGACTTAGCTTTGCATCTATATCATCTCGTACCTCTTCTTTAAGTGAGCCTGAAGGTACATCATTACCAGACACGGGATCAGTAGTATTACCCTGATCCCTTAAGCCACCATCTTGAAACATTTCCATTTGACTATTATACATTTATATGTTCCCTTAGTTGTTTAAGTTTCTGATACGCACTGATTGATCCTTGCGCTCTGTGCATTGTAACCATATCGGTAGATTGTTCTAACGTCTTTCTTTCACTCTCAATCATAGAGTCTAGATAACTACTGAATAGTACCCACTGGTGGCTGTTGCTGACTAGGGGTCGGAGCTTCTGGAGCAGCTCCTTGCGGTGACCCACTAAACCCTTGTTCTCCGGGTACTGGTGCTTGTCCTGTTCCAATTGTTCCTCCTCCTGCTCCTGATGTGTCCATTGGATTAGCTCCTGCTGGTGGCTGTGCTGCACCTGCTGGTGGTTGATCAGGTTGTAGACCTTTCATAATCTCAGCTTGTATAGCTGCCTCATCCATATTGTTTGTGACCTTATCTGGATCAAGGTCAAGAGACTTTGCAATCTCACGTATAATATAATTGAATTTTGCAAAAGGTGCAAGTGCTGGATTAGATGTAACACCTAAAAACTGCATCAATCTTTGGCTACGTACTTCATTAGCCATCAAACTTTCTGTTCCACGTGCAGATACTTCAAGATCACCTTTAATGTCAGGATCAAAATCAAACTGCATATTAAACTGAAAGAGTCCTTCTCCTAATGGTCTAAGTAAATAATCATCTACGTTTTTAATAACTGTTTTAATACCACCTGCTGCTGCACCCATCAACATAGATATACCTGATGCAGTTCTACCTACACCAGCTACACCTGTTTGACCATGAGCAAACGATGGAAAGCCTGTACTTTCATCTGATAGCTGTCTAGCTTTATCAAACATCATCATGTTCTCACTAGATACATTGGGGTACTTTGTACCAAATAGTGCCTGTCCCGGTGCACCACCCTGTCTTCTAAATACCTTACCGGGATACACTGTTAAGTCCTGCCCCGGTACTAGGTTTGTTTCATCTACCTCAATGAGTAAGTTACCTGACAGCACAGCATTGTCCACTGCCATACGCATAAAACCATTCATTAGAGTTTGGGTATCGTCCATGTTCTCTGCAATACCTACACCAAAGAAACTGTATGGGTTAAGTTCATAGGGTGCTGCCATGTAAGGTATACGTGCAGGTTTAAATGGATTAAGTACGACACGTAATAGTCTACCATTGCATACCCAGATGTTTGCCTGTAGCTCATCTAGATCCTGTAGATCTTTAGGTATTGTTATGTCCTGCTCTTCTAGTAGCTCAATATCTACTGTACCCCAATACTCCATAACTTCAAAACGATCTATGTCATGCTGTGGTGCATAGTCAGATAGGTCATCTTCCCAGTACAGCTTCTCGTAGTTCTCACCTCTTGTAATAACGTCATCAATTACACTGTCTCTAAAGTATGGGCGTTTCTTTAATGCACGTAGTTGTGAACGTGACATCTTATGTCGTTCTATCACATACTGTGCCTCATCCATATTGTTAGCGTCTGGGTCTGGGTAGAAGTTCCACACTGATACATGTGATACTTGTGGTACAGTTTTAATAAGTGGATTGTACTCACCTTCATCGTCCCAGTTAGGATACTCTTTGTCAATAGCGAATGGCCCTTTCATAACACCAGTACCAAACAAAGCCATTTCAAATGAGGTACTTCTTAAATGCTTACTAGCACCTGATTCCTCTAGCTGATCGTGTATCTTCTTCTGCATCCTCTTTGCTGCCACAAGAGCAGGGCTAAACGTAATTGCCGTACCAGTTCTACCAACACCTTCTCTAACACCCTCTATCTCTCCTAGTTTATTTGCATATTCACCCAATCTTTCATTTAGGGTATTCTGAGTGTCACCCGGTTGTAAGTCTTTACCATCACCAGAAAAGCCATACGGACTGTCCATAACCTCTCGTACTTCAGGAGATTCTTTTGGATCAAAGTGTACATCACCTGCTACACCATCTGGTAATTGCGTAGGGTCAATGGATAATGGAAATTTATTATTTGCAAATAGTACATCAACTATCTGTCCATACGCAGCAAGTGTTTTAGTCTTAGTTACTTTAATAAAGACACGTGATCGTTCTGCTTCTGAGAACTGTACATCTGTGCCGTACAAACCTCTATAGTTGCGGTACGCTTTAATCCAGCGTTCTTCATCCTGATACCTAAAGTCCTCTGCTCGTTTATATCTGTCGATGATAAATGGTACTAGATTTGCAATGTCTTCATCTTTGGACTCTTCTGCGTCCTCTAGATGTATAGCGTCTTCTTCCATTATAAATTCATCTGTCATTATTTTTTTCCTTAATATCCAAATACAGCATCTGCTACTGGCATGGTGCTTGGTGGTCGTTTGCTAGGATCGTAATCAAATAAATTAAACTTAGGTCTTGACATAACTCCATATCGTAATGCGTCATACAAGTGATCTTCTGCATGAGTATCTATATCTTCTGGGTTACGTTTGTCAATAGGCAATGCAGGTAATTGTGAAATTAGTTCTGTGCAGTTAGAAAAAAATACTAATCTAGGTTGTTCACTATCCTCATCTATCTGTAGTCTTCTATGTATTTCGTTCTTACCTGACACTCTACTTCCTTTACTTCTATCTGATGGCCTCCACCTACAGCCTTTATTAATCATCTGTTCTGCAAGTGATGGTCCTGTGTCACCTCGTTTATGCCATACAGAGCTATCGAGTACTCCATACTTTATATTACCATCTCCTACTTCTAAGTCAAGTACCATATCAGCTAAATCTGTTGCTAGTACTTTTGATACATATAACTCTCTATATACTATAAGTTGCTCATCTGGCGTAACAGCAAACCAAAGAACACCACTATAAGAACCATAACCATAATCACATGCCCTAAACTTAACCCAGTTATTTGGTATGTCGAATGGCTCAACCACATGTACATACCTGTTAAACTCTGTGAAGGCTGCACCTTCTTTAATATCCCAATCACCCTCTAGCAACTGCCTACGCTGGTGTTCAGGTAGAGACAGTAGCATTGCTTCGTAGTCACCTGTTCCAGCTAGGTATGGGTTATCTGATAACCTTGCAGGTATAAACCTACGTTTAAATAATGCCTTACCTGCTTTGCTGTGACCTGCTGGATACTTTAACGCTTCTCCTGTTTCTATATCTGTCGCAGCAAAACTTGTATCATATGGTGCTGGATCAATAAACATCTTCTTAACCCAGCCATGTCCCGGTCCTCCGGGGTTAGTCGTTGCTCTCATATACACATCTAAATCAGGGGCAGTGGAGCGTAGACGAGATCTCATGTAGTTCCATGCATAAGGCTTAGACCACTGAGTTAACTCATCAAAACCTATCCAGCTAAAAGCTAGACCCTGATAGCGCATGACATCATCATCACGATCTAAGTATGACATCCAAAGTCTTGCACCAGATGGTGCGGTCCACTGCATCTTTCTCTCTGACCATTTAATTCCCGGCCAGACTTTAGGATATAGTTCTTGTGACTTAGATATTAATTCTCGTAACTCTTCTGTTGTGTGCCTTAATAACAATCCGCTAAATGCAGGATGACCCATATATCGTAATGGATCAGCTAACATTGCGTAACTCTTACCACCACCTGCACTACCACCATATAGTACTTCACGTTCTGGTGCAGCTAGAAACTCTGTCTGTGGTCCTGTATTTGGTTTGAACAGTACGTTAGCTTCTTGTTCAATGGCAGATGTATCATACTCTACTTTCTGTAGTGTGGACTCGCTTTGCACCAAGTCTACTTTCTTCGATTTCTTTGGCTTTCTTGATCGCCTTTTCCGCATAGTCTGCCCATTGACGGAGGCTTCTAGCTTTGTCCTTACGCTGTCGCTCATGCTTTATTCTTTTCTGTAGTCCAAGATGTGATATATATCTTCCTGTGTTTGTACTCAGCCATGCTGCAACCTGTCGCAACGAATACTGTCGCACATACGCCTTAGCTTTTTCAAGATGGTCCAGTTCTTTAGGTATTGGCAATAACAAGTCTTCGTCTTCGGGGTCAACTTCATATCCGAATGGGACTGTTCTAGCAATACGTGGTACAGGTAGCCACTCATTTTCTTCCTTTATATCTGTTGGTTGCGGTAATTTCCATTTGCCTAAACTCCTATCCATTAATCGTCATCGTCACTTTGTTTCTTAGGTGGCATTAACATCACACCACCACTCGCTTCTACCTGTAGCTTCTCAGTTTTAACTAGACCTGTACGATCCAGTAGTTCCTTTGCTGCTGACATCTTATCCCTAAGTCCTAACTCAGTAGGGTCTAATAACGCACTAGCCATCGCTACAGCAGCTTTAGGAGCATTCCGTGCCATATACTGCTGTGTTGCGTCTAGTATCTCTTCCTTGAGGCTCCTAACGACTACTGTGGTAGATGTACCTTCTGCATAGCCAGCTAGTTTCTTAGCTGTAGCTACATCCCCACCAGCATCGTCAAATAGTACATCTAGGAATTTTACCTGATTTTCTGTGTACTGTCTAGTCATTTAATTCCCCTGTCCTCATTATGTCACTTAGTCTGGTTGCTCTACCTTTTACTTGCTTTGCCCATCTGCTGTCTAACATCTCAACTGCTGCACGTTCATAGTCCTTACGATGTATAGCAGACCACATATTTTTAAATAGCTTTAATCTAGGTACACCTAAATTGAATGCCATATTAACACAGACCATTTGTCGTGGGGCATTTAAAAACTCCACACAAGAGTGAGCAGTAATGAGTTCGCGTTCAGCAATATCGACATCGATCCTAAGTATGTATCTAGCACCATAGAGTGTTATCCCATTATCATATAAGTCCTGCATATCGGATAACCCTAAGTGTTGCAATTGTGCAACAGTCAGTGGTCTATCTCTTAAGTTCCTACCTGCACCTATAGTGTCTATACCTAAAGTGTCTTTATAAACTTTTAGTTCTAGACCCTCATCTCTAATAAGCATGTCGAGTAACTGGCTAGTATTATACTTCATCTATTTCTTCTTAGGCATTGCAAAGCCAAAGTACGCACCAACGAGCGCAGACAATGAACCATACATCATCATAAGAATGCTGTCTGCTGCTGCAAACCTACCGGGCCATATTAGTACAGCAGTAGTAGCGATAAGCATTGTAGCTAGTGCAGTCCATGCCATATAACGTCTATTAGATTGATACGCTGCTTTGTCAACGATTACATTTTCTTCTGCCATGTTTATATCTCCTTACTTTTTAAATAGCTTAGTAGCACCACGTACTCCAAATGACGCTGCTACGATTATAGAAAGGGCATACTTATACCAATCAGGCATAAGCTGTAGCTGATTGAACCCTATTTGAACTATGTCTTCACAACCGGGAATGAACGCAAGCACCAAAGGTATTGAGAACAAAACTGTAAGCCACTCATCTTTCCAGCTACTTGAACTCGCTTTAGCCTGTGCTATGTCCCAATCTATTTCTCCAGTTGCCTGTCTTTCTTTTATCTTAGCTTCACTTCTAATTGTAGTAATCTTAGCTTCAGACTTAGCTTTCTTCTCAGCTACGTGTCCCTCTAGCCATGTTCCAGCTAGACTGCTAATTGGTCCTAGTAGTGCACCTAACATTAACTTCTCCTAAACCTAGCTGTTTTCTTAGCTATGTTCTTTGGTTGTTTTACGTGCTGTTTATTTCCTGCACGTTTAGCTTTACTTGTGGCAGCGTACTCAGATGATGACAATGACTTAATGGCTTTAGCAGGTAGATACCTTTCACCTGTAGCCTTTGGTCCTTGTGTAGATGGCTTACCTGACTTAGTACGCCAATCCTGATTCGTCCAGTTAGACAGACTTCTTTGTGACTTAGCTCTTGCCATGACACTCACATCTACATACATCTGGATTACAATTACATTCTATGCAACTGTCACATCGACATTCACATAGCTGACCTTCTTCTGCGTCATCACATGCACATAGCTTATCATCCACGATAGCCACCACCCTTTGCTTTGTACTGCTTTGCCAGCATCTGTGCCTTACGCCCAGACCATTGTCCGGGTGATCCACCTTTACCACCAGCTTTGATTCTATTAAACAAACCCTTACGCATACCGGGCTGTGTATAGTTACCTGCTGCGTTAACTGTGCTACCACCCTTACTTAGTTTTTTTGCTTTTGTTTTTACTGGCATTTTTCTTTGTGTCCCTTGCATATAGATTATTAAATGTTACAGAGGGATCTAAGTATGTCTCATGTCCCTCTGCTGAGTGCGACCATTGTGACGGTACAAAGTCTGGTGCACCCTCCCCCGTTCTCCATAAAGCAGGACTCGTAGCCCTTACTCTATTGTTAGGTAACGCTACAAAATTTCCTGTCCAGCTACCAGCCCCTGTTAAATATATTACGTGTGACTGTTTGTGCTGTGCAGGGTCGTCTGCTATATCGTTACCTGTATAATCTACGGTAAATAAATACCTACCTGTATAGAGATCACCTCCTATCTTACATATCCAAGGGGATGAACTTACTCTGTCTAGAATGACTGTACTATGCTCTCGTGACTCACAATCCCAAGGTTGGCATAAATGATCTTCCATTGGGTCAGGCCACTCTTCTAGAGGTATGTCAGCTACGAGTGCCTGTATCGGCATCCTTGCCCACATAGCTCCTCCATGTACATTCTCTTGAGGTCCATCTTCCCTATCTATTTCGCACCCCGTAAACACAACCTGAAAACTAAGTGATCTGTCTGGTATTGTATTTACTGCGAATGCAATCGCATGAAGAAATTCACCGTGATATTTTTGATGGTTACTAGTGAACTCTCTTCGTACCCAACAATTAAAGTGGGGTACATTACTAATAAGACTAGGCATTATCTACGTTTAGCTGCCCCACCCTTAGAGTACTTCTTCGTACCCTTCTTAGCCATGCTCATACCACCACCATACATCTTCTTGGCAGCACCTCCCTTGGACATCTTCTTTGTTTTTTTGTACATGTTATTCTTTACCTTTCATCATTTTAGCAACTACGTCTGGGCGTTGCTTCTTTAATGCAGCTAGACCTAGATTGGCTGTGACCGATCCACCTGCGGAATACATATGTTTCTTATTGTTTGCCATACCACCATACATCATTTCTGGTTTCTTTTTAGGCATAGGCATTTTAGGTTTAGTTATTTTAGGTTTAGCTCTTGGCTTTGGTGCATCTGCTCCACCCATCGGTGAATTAGCTTTTAGTGAGGCATTATTAGCTTTGGCATTACGATCCATAGATTCTTGTTTATTTATTTCTTTTTCTCTTTGTACTAAGGCTTTTTGTAATTCGTTTACCTTTTTCATGTCACCAGCTTTTTTAGCTTTTGCTATTTGTTCTTTATAATACTTTGGGGGGTAAGTTATTTCTACTCGTAAGCCCATTTTAACATCTCCATTTTCTCAAAGACTTATTGATCCTTGAGTTAGGATCACGAGCAGTCTTGGCACTCGTTAATCGTTTCTTCATGCCTTTCATTCTGGCACAAAATGATTTACGTCTTTTAGCGTCCTTAGATCCCTTTTTAACCGTACCAGTTACGGCAGTTTTTAGTTTAGAGCCGGGATTCTCTTTACGATATGAAGCTACACCTCTTTTATTAAGACCACCAGAGGCACTCTTACCAGCCTTACGTGTCCATGCAGGGGTTTTAGCCATCTTTCCATCCCTCTGCTACCATAGCAGTTTCTATTTCTTCTAAACTATACCGTATGCCAGTACGTTTCTCTAATGCTGCACGTACATAGAACACTTTACTGTGGGGTACGTGTAAATACCTGTATGATTTATTTCTTAATGAGTCATAAAAAGACTCTAGTACTGTTTCTGTGTATAGTTTTACCTGTTTTCTCATAAATGTCAAGTTGTTTCTGTAATTATTTTATGTAACCAAAGCTCATTGCTAGTATTACAAAGCCTAGTAGTATTACTACAGCTATTACTGCTCTACGATTCATGGGATTAGACAGTATACTTTCAATACGTAGGTAAGCTTTCTTACCAAACGCACACATACCGTTAAAAAATTCTTTAATCTTCATTATTTATACTCCTTTATATGGATCAATGTCAATACTAGCTATTACAGCGTCTATATTCTCATGCCAGTAATTTAAAAATGTATTAATACGTGGGTATTCTGGAATAATGTCCATAGTACCCCATATAAATTCCTGCACTAAACTACTATAATCAGGCAGGTAGTAGTAAATACGTATCAATACTGGTTCTCTTACTATCATACTACCTATTTTGAGTTCCATAGATCAAACAAAGTTCTTACTTTCTCTTTAAGTATATTAATATCACCATGCATCTTTGCTAATACAATAATAAGAGTTACTAAACCTAATAGTATAGGCCATGTACTCGTTAATATTTGTAAAAGGGAAAGGTTATGACCATCCATTTAAGTGTTTCACTTTCAATGTTCACTAATGTGTTTTATACTTATATGTTTTTTAAGTTTTAATGATAGAATAGTTTATCTATTCACTTAAGTGATCATTATAGTATATAGTTATACTGGCTCAATCAAACTCTGTCAACTAAAAAATGCAATTAATGTGAAAATAATTTAAATGTGTGACTAATAGGACACATATAGTTATCACTTGCCTGTATGGTTAACAGTTAAAATACCTGATCTGTGGTCTTCTGTGTACATATAACGGGGGTAGGGGCAGTGGCTCATGCCCACCCAACACAATTCTTTTAAAAAAATCATCTTTTTGTATCAATAGCTTAAGCTCACAGCGTGATTTTATGCGGTCTATCACCTCATTTGCATCAAGTGATAGTGCAACACTTGCCTTATACATGGGGTGAGATGATGGGGTGAGTATTTGAGGTGATAAGAGATGACTATGACGGACTACATAATAGCTATGACCCCACCCCATCACTTCAAATGGTCACACATACCACCCACCAAAAATAAAAGGTGGGTCAGACCCACTTGCTCAAATCATTTGACGTAGGTCTCTATACGTGATCTAAGATGCTTACGGCAGGCACTTTCGCATGTCGATTTTTAACCTAGAGAAGGTGAGTACACACTATGACAACAGTAAAAAAAGCAGACGTAGCAACCTTAGCTAAAGCAATCACTAACGTCAGCACTCTTGAAAAAGACACGTCAAAAAACTTCCTTGACGATCTATTCGGCAAGCGACCTGCTAACACCGATCTGACCCAATCAATAGCCCGTCATCAGTTAATAGAGTTATTGATCAAGATCGAAGACGGTACTGAAGAGATATCGAAAGCAGATCATAAAAAAGTGTTCGAGCCATTCACTAAAGAGCAAAAATTTGCCTATAAGTTTGTTGCTAAAAATTGGGAAACAGCACAGAAAATTTATAAAGATGACGGGTACTATAAAAAAGATAAAGACGGCAAAACCATCAAAATTAAATTTAACCCCACCACCATCGATGGTGTCAGAATGGCAATACGAAGAGCGACTGCTACCCCTCCTGTTAAGAACGCACTTACCCAAGAGAAACTAGTCGAGTTGATTGTTGATACTTGTATGTCAGAGAATTTTGATCTGCTTGAAGTGGCAACAGACGCTAAGGCATTATTTGATAGTCTTCAACCAAAAGAGAAGAAAAAGCCAAGCCTACCACCACTGAAAAGCCAATTAGATAAAGTCGCAGTGAATAGCTAACCAACAACAAAACTAAATATCTAGGGTGGTCTTAATTGATCACCCTTTTTTTATGCCTAAATTCTAGATAATTTTTTAAAATAGTAAAAAGCAGCTTTTATATATAAGCAATTTTAAGAGCCATACAGAGCCAGTAAGAGTTATGCAGTACCTTACTATAGGCAACACCCTTACATGCTCTCTATGACCCTTTAAAATGCCTTACAGCAGATATAGCCCTATTGACCTACACCCTAAGTCGTAGTACTGTTTAGAGACTAACCGAACGACAGGTTTCCTGTTGTTTATTTTTTTAATAAGTGGGTCTGACCCACCGACTAGATTGGGATCTGTAATGAACACGATAGAAAAGATTAGTTTATGGGTGATGTTTTCTCCTGTAATTTATGTTGTCGCAATGAGTGTTAATCTACATTTAGTACGACTAGGGATCACTGAATTTACATTGCCTTTTCTATGGAAATTTTTATAAGGGGGGATTTGCATGGCAAAAATATTTGAACGATCATCTACTCACAATATTTCATGGTGGAATAAAACTGTGGGATCAGTAGATGAAATGTCTAGACAGGAAACAAAAGACTTCGATGATCAATTCCGAAAAGCTGCTAGTAATAATAGGACGGTATCATCGGATTGGGATCGAGAGTTTAAAAAGTTTCTTGACGATTGGAAGAATGAATAAGTGGGTCTGACCCACCAACTAGGAATGGAAACTTAATGGAAATGACAGACACTTTAACAACCTTATCCTTTTATTCTGATAGTAAATTAGATGAAAAGATAGAGAAAGAAAAGAAATCGCTATCTTCAAGAGTAGGTTACTTGCAGGAAATTGCCACTCAGGATTGGAGTAATGCTTCCTTTAATTTTAGGAAAGCACACAAGGATCACGTGGAACAATGGCGTTTGCTGTGTGAACAACAGCGAGAACGAGTATTGCGTTATGAAGGTGCTAAAAAAGCTAGGAGTAAAGAAAATGATACACAACAAGGAAGCTAGAGTATTGCTAGAAAGTTTCTTTCACTTTTCATATGAAGTTTACAGCATGGACAAGATGATTGATGAATTGGAAAACATACAGGATAGTCTGCCATACAAGGATGAGTATGGTAACTTCAATGAGGATTATACTGAAATAAATAAGGTTATCGTACAACTTAGGAAAAGTTCAGAAACTATCCATGAAGTTATGGGATTAACATTCAATAAAGAAGTGAAGGACATCATGGATAAATACAAATGTCCGACACAATGGAGTATAATAAATGGAACTTGACACACTACATATAGTAGCCCTATGTTTGGGGTTCGTTGGATACATACTAACATTGGACTTAACAATGGAGATAAAAAATGAGAAACACTGAGGAAGACAGTTTGATTAAGGATCATCGGGAAGCAAGGCGTTTACTATATAGTGATATGCGAAAAGAACTAGATGGCTTTCGACCTATTGCTTGTACACTTAATTGGGTGGACTCTATGTCTGACTCTCAATTCGATAAGCATTGGGATGCTTTAGTTACGGAACTAGATGAACAGGCTATCCGCAAGTTCATGAACCTTTAGATATATCTTACGTATATTAACTAGCAATAGGGATTTGTAATATGATTAAGGATTTGTTTCGTTACTGCGCTGACATTGGCATGTTCGCTAGTGATCGACCAATCAATGATGTGGGATCTGTTAAGGGATCATGTGATCATCGGACTAGTTTCTGTGATGAAGACTGTTACAATGTCAAGCTGTACAGGATGTACCCTAACATGGGTAAACGTGATGAACGCTGTGAACGTGAGTGGCAACAGATATCAGGGGATGCAGTGCGTCTCTATCTGTCACGTAAGAGGAAGCAGACTGAACGTGCTAGGCATATGACTAGAGGTGAAGCTATCAAGGATTTACCTGATGTCTATCGTGTCAAGGAAATAGCATTAGCTACGCCAGACACCACATGGTGGATACCTACTAGAGCATGGCGTAATACATTACTACGTGAGCTAATACAGATAGAGCTATTCCCTATCAGTAACATAGCACTCAATGCGTCACTTGATCCATCCAATACACAGGATGAAGAGGACAGTTTGATTGCTGATGGTTGGAATATTATGTACTTTGGTGATGATACCAAGTACGCAGAGAAGGGTGAGGCATTCAAGTGTCCTAAGACATGGAAGAAAATGTCTGGACATTGTGCTGTATGTAAGGCAGGGTGTTTCAGTCAGACTACCATAGGCAAGCGAGTGACAGTTCACTTATCAGCCCATTAACAGAGGAGAAAGTAAATGAGTTTACATCCAGAGATAGCAAGTCAACTAGAAGATATAGTTGATGACCTCGTAGCGGAAGGTTACACAGAAGAGGAAGCCATTGACATAGCATGGACTAGGTTTGATGGCTGGAGCGAGGTAGGTGGTTACTACCACGTACCTAGATATTGGAGTATAGTAAAATGATTAATACAGTATTCTCAGCGTGTGATGGTGGGTCTATGTTACAGGAAGCTATGGTCAGGGCAGGTGTATTAGCACCAACCTACAGGTACTATGCCAGTGAGCTAGACAAGTGGGCTATCAAGGTGACACAGAAGAACTGGTCAGACACACAGCAGTTAGGTGACATCTACAATGTAGGTCTGCACTCATTCAATGGTGATCCCATAGACTTCATGGCAGGTGGGTTTCCATGCCCCTCATTTTCTGTGGCAGGTAAGGGTAAGGGCTTTGATGATCCACGTGGTCAGGTATTCTGGGAGATAGTGCGTATCAAAAATCTACTCAGACCTAAGTACTTTCTGTTTGAGAACGTACCCATGAAGCAGGAGTATCAGGATATCATCAGCAAGTATCTAGGTGTGGAACCTATTGAGATCAACAGCAGTCTTGTGTCAGCACAGAATAGACGCAGACTATACTGGACTAATGTACCACAGCTAGGTATGCCAGAGGACAAAGGCATCATGCTCAAGGACATACTAGAGGATGGTTATGTAGACAGGGATAAGTCGTTCTGCCTTGACGCTAACTACTGGAAGGGTGGTAATCTCAAGACATACTTTGAGAAGCACAGAAGACAGTTGGTATTCAGTAAGGATCAGATGTGTCATGTAGGTGATGCCGATCTTAAGGGTAACGATACTGTCAGGCGTGTCTATCATTCATCTGGAAAGTCACCCTGTCTCACAAGTATGGGTGGTGGTCATCGTGAGCCAAAGGTGTACACAGAAGGTATGAGTTGGCGTAAGCTGACACCTCTAGAGTGCGAACGATTACAAACCCTGCCTGATGGATACACAGATCATGTGTCCAATACGCAACGCTACAAAATATGTGGCAATGGCTTCACTGTGGATGTGATAGCCCATATACTGAAAGGATTATTATAATGCAAATAGGTAGTGTGGAGGACGCAGCATGACTATTGGTGAGGTAATCGTTCATAGGGTTAATATTGGTGAAAAGCTAAGGGGTAAGGATGTAGATATAATTGCTGATATTATACATGGTGTTTTAATGGATGAGGGTATTGATACAGATAATGACGATGAAGACCTTGATGGATTTACCTTTGATCTAATTGCCTATTATGAAAAGGATGACATAGCATGAGTATTAATCACTTAGGTAATAGTTCACTAGCATATGACACTATCAGTAATGTGCTTAAACATAAGGACAAGATCAGTCATGGACATAAACCAGAGACAGGAGCACCAGTACCACTAACAAATAAAGACACTGTACAACCATCGAAGGAGGGACTTGGCAAACACATTGACATTGAGACTTGACACATGGATGCATTACCTGTAATCCTAGTTATACTAATTATGTTATTAATATTCTTTCAATAGGAGATATATACAATGCCTTACTACCAGAATGATACTCAAATACTTGAGAGACTTAACAAGCTACCCCATCACATCTTGGTGGACTTGCACAGTAGGTTCACCGAACCTTTCTCAATGTCGGTGGTTGAGTTTGGTGAGCAGATACTAGCCAAGCAGGTTGAAGAAGACACTACAACATTTACAAACTTCAAAGGAGAATAGAACAATGACTATTACATCAACAGTTTTACGTGGACGTATCTTTAATCGTGACTTCATTGCTAGAAAGAGAGTACAGCAGAATCGTTGGGAGTTTGGTAAGAAGCTAAACAAGTTCAGGTCTTATCAGTTTGGTAGGTTCTCTTTGTATGTGTCCCTGAAACCTACTGTGTTCTGGAATATGGCAGGGATAGTGTCAACAACTGCACGTGACTACACAGTGCAACCTAAGTAAGTGGGTCTGACCCACCAATTAAGTGATCTGAGTATAGGGATAGTGATTATGAAGATACATAGAGTAAACCCAGTAGCAAAGGCAGTAGCTCGTAATCGCCCTCGTACTCAGGTCATACCCAGTAAGAAGGGTAAAGGTTCATACAACAGAAAGAAAGGACGAGAGGATGCAGTCTCAGTCACAATATCAGAAGATGCGTATAACAAAATTAACAGTACCGAAACCTAAGCGTGACGATTGGAAACGTGATAGGCGTAAGTTACGTAAAGCGAAACAACAAACACAACAGATTGGACAGTAACATGATGAACACATATGGACATGCAGAGTTTGACGTAGACTATGTAACTACGGAGCGATCAGACAAACACAAGTATGTTATTCGTACTGACACAGATGAATGTATTGGTATGGTCAACAGTACCTATGCTGGTACGTCACATCCAGATTACTTTGGTAAGATGCGTGAGCAATGGATGGACACACTGCAACCAGAGAAATATGACATCAAGACTAGGACAGCAGGTAATGGGGCATGGGCATTGGAGACTGTCACCTTCCCTGATCTCAAAGGTGTGGTTGAAACTAAGAAGCATAAGACAGAGACAGCTATGCAGCTGAACTACTGGCATAGTGTCAATGGTAGTACGTCTAACAACTTTGTAGGTGGGCTGATAGATTTCTTCTGTACGAATGGCATGGTGACAGGTGATTACTCTGTGTTGAAGAAAAGAAACACAAAGAACTTTGACCTGTCTACCTTTGTTGATAAGGCAGGAGGTATGATTACTGGATACAGTGAGCACAACGCATGGTGTCAGAGTTTAGCTGAGAAGGAAGTATGCCTTAGTGCAATAGAGCCTATGCTAGATTCCATGATGCCTAAACGTAAGGCAGATAAGATGTTTCACTCTGTACTAGAGGAATTAAATACACGTGGTTGTAACATGTGGGCTGTGTACTCAGCTATGACACAGTACGCTACTCACAGTGACAGGTTTGAGTTTCGTAAGACCAACAATGACACTCAGGTACAGCGTCAGTTTAACCGCAACCTAGAGGTAGCCAAGTGGGTAGAACACCCATCATTTTTAGAGATGGCTGCCTGACATGACACAGCAATGGGATCTAAAGACAGAGGCAGAGTTCTTTGAATGGTTAGCCAACTGCCCTGTCCAGTTCCAACGTAGAGTGAACCTACAGGGTGAGCCTAGTTATGTATTCTTTAATCACAAGAAAGGTAAAGTATCACCATGCTTGCATCAACAATAGCGTCACTAGGTGTGACAATGGCGTGTCTCGCACAGAACATTTACTTTGAGGCACGTGATCAACCTACAGTGGGGCAGATGGCTGTGGCCTATGTCGTACTGAACAGGGTTCACCATCCTGCATGGCCTAACACAGTGTGTGAGGTCATACGTGAAGGCCCAACCTATAGCTGGAAGCAAAGCTACCCTGTTAAAAACAAGTGCCAGTTCAGTTGGTATTGTGATGGGAAACCTGACGTACCAACTGACCAAAGGGCATGGGCTAAAGCTGTAGCTGTGGCAGAGGAAGTATACTACTCATATGGTTTGTCACTTAATGTAGTTGATGGTGCTACGTTCTACCATTCAGTAACTGTTGACCCAGCATGGAATAGAGAGTACATTACAACAATAGAAGATCACATATTTTATAGATAGGAGATATGACATGATAGGTAGAGACACTATACTAGACAATGCTAAAGCCTTAGTCACAGGAGATAGAGACAAGGAGTATGGCAGTGCCTTTGATAACTTCAATGACATAGCTAGAGGATGGAGTGTCATACTAGACAAGCAAGTAACACGAGAGGATGTCATGCTGTGTATGTCATGGGTTAAGATAGCACGTTTAGTAAAGACACCTAGTCACATAGATAGTTGGACAGATCTAGCTGGGTATGCAGGACTAGGTGGTGAGATAGGATCAATAGATGTACCAACTAAAATTGAAATGGCAAGAAAAGGAAATGTAACATGAACTTATTCTTTATAGACAAATGCCCAATCAAATCAGCGCAACAACTATGCGATAAGCACGTAGTCAAGATGGTACTTGAAACTGCTCAGATGTGTAGCACTGCACTACATGAGTGGGATGAAGCATTGATCAGTACATATAAATCTGCATACAAGAATCATCCCATGACTGTATGGGTACGAGAGAACATGCCCAACTTCTACTGGGCTTTGACACATGGACTTGCCATAGGTAAGGAGTATACACACAGGTATGGTAAGCATCATAAAAGTACAGCAGTACTATTAGAAATGCGTGATACATTTATGGATGAACACGATCATTACAAATTCTACACACCACCACCACAATGTATGCCAGATGAGTTCAAGTGTGATGACTATGTTGAAGCGTATCGTGCCTACTATCGTAAGGACAAGGCACACATACTACAGTGGACAGGTAGGCCTGAGCCTGATTGGATCAGGTGTTGATGTGGATTGGCAACTTATAGCAATGATCCTTGGATTAGTTATGGCATTTATCTTTTGAAAGGAGATACAATATGTTCACTAAACAACTTAAGACTATACTATATATGGTAGTGCTAATGGTAGTGCTACCTCTCACTGCCTATGCCCAGAACCCTGCCCCATGTAGAGATAGAGACAAGGCAATCAAATACCTAGAGGGTGTACATGGTGAGGAGCTAGTGTTCAGAGGTATATCTACACGAGGACACATCACACTAGTACATCTGAATAGTAAGACAGGTGAGTGGACTGCCAGTATCATACGTACTCAGAACCCTACCTTGCTATGTGGTGTGGACAATGGTAGTACAGGAGAGATACTAGCCAATGGTGATGGTAGTACACTCAAGAAAAAGAAGCTGGCATGGTAGGCAATAAGATGTATAGTGATGGTATATTTGAGATGGTATGGAAGGCAGCACACTACGATCCTAACTACAATGAACAACATGCATCACTCGTTGCCTCTATGCATAGCATACCTGTTGACACACTTATGAAGGTAGTGCGTCATGCCCAGCGTACACCTAAGACAGTTGAATGGAATACTATTAGTAATAACTTTAAATAATAAAGGATATACATTATGTTTGATGACCATGAAGGAACAAGAACAGTGACTAAGACACCACTGTACACATTTGATTGGTACATAAAATGGGTAGCAAGTCTGTTGCTTATGATTGGTATGGTACTTACTGCAAACAATATCTTTCCTGTCAACTTGATCTTTCATGCAGTTGGTATTGCAGGTTGGTTGTGGGTAGGTATGTTATGGAATGATAGGGCATTGATATTTATTAATACCTTTGCATTAGCCATACTCACGAGTAGCATAGCTAGAATTTATATATTTTAGGAGGTAGATATGAGAGCGATACCACTAAGGAAGTTGGTCAAGCTATATTTACAGTCATCTGAGTTTAATCGCTTACGTGATCAAACAAAGTTAGACTACACTAGGTTCTTAAAGATATTGACAGACACGTTAGGTGAAACAACTGCATCTGTAGTGTCAGGTAAGGACGCAAGGATGGCGTATGAAGAATGGGTTACACGAGGCATACACCTAGCTAATCATGTGGCAGCAGTAGCTGGCATTGTGTACAGGCATGGTCAGGACATGGAGTATGTTAAGAGTAATCCATTCACGCTAGTAAGGAAGCTATCACCTACTGCACGTAACACAGTATGGACACAGGATCAGGTGCGTCAGTTTCTTGACGTAGCTTATGGTGACTTTGTGTATCGTAATGTAGGACTGATAGTGCAGATGGCCTATGAATGGTGTCAGCGAGTAGGTGACATGCGTATGCTGACATGGGACAGTATTGACTTCAATACACGTAGACTAAGACTGTTACAGTCCAAGCGTGGTGCAGAGGTACAGCTACCCATATCAGATGCGTTACATGATATGCTTACAGAACAACAACAGGACTTTGACTTCCAGAAATATGTAGCACCTATGCCTTCACCTAGAGGTGGTGAATACAAACCATTCTCAATGGAACGATTGTCTAAGATAGGTAGAATAGTTATGAGACAGGCTCAACTGCCAGATGAATTACGCTTGATGGATCTACGAAGAACTGGTACAACTGAAATGGTAGAGGCAGGTGTGCCATTGCCACAGATCATGTCAGTGACAGGTCACGCTAATCCACAGTCGGTGAAGCCTTACATAAAGAATACTTATCTTAGTGCTAACAGTGCATTGACTGCACGACAACAGTTTAAGGAGGAATGATATGCCACACGCAGACAGAGATAAAAGAATAGAGTATATGAGACAGTACTATATAAATAATAAAGAAAAGTACAGAGGGTATGATTTAAAGAGAAAGCCAAAAAGAGACATCTATAATAAAAAATATCAAAAGTCAATTCAAGACATTAATAAGCACTCTGATATAGGCATACCATTTTTAATGAAAAAACTACGTGCAATGAAAAGTAGGCATGACTCTGTGACATTAACACCTGAAGAACTACTAGAATTAATACCTAAAG